AAGATGGTCTGGAAATTATAGAACAGATTGTACCATATTTCAACCCGCACTTCACTATACCGATGAACTTCAATGATGTAGCACAAAAGGTTGATGTGCCATTAGTTCTCAATAGTGTTGATTTTAATGAAGATTATGAAGGCGAATATGATACTCTGAGATCATTGATCTATACACTCTCGTTCACGATGAAATCATACCTATATGGTCCGATCAAAGATACAAAGATCATCAAGAAAGTGCAAACAAGATTGTTCAACCTCGAAGGTCTTGTATATGGTGGTTCATCTGGACCAAGTGAATTCAACGATCTTGGTTTCACAGGACAAGATGGCATCACAGGCGCAACTGGTGCATTCTCAAGAGTTGATGTTGTAGTTCCCGATGATGCAGTTTATGGAAGCACATACGCAACACAGACTGATGTATATGTGAGAGGGAACACACTTGCAGCGGGTCTATCTGCTGGTGGTGGTTGCGGTGAAGGACTTGTTGGGCCTTGGTTCATTGATATCTTCGGTGCTACCGGAGGATACACAGGATAATGGTATGGATAAGAAATCAAAAAGTAAAATTGCCGCTGCGCTTAATATTGACCCCGTAATTGAAGAAGTTCCGGTAGATAAGATTATTGCGCCAGTTGACGTCACCACTAAAGAGTTATCGACATATGATAAAGACACTACTACTACTGAACTAGCAGAGCAAAAGAAATCAGAAGCGGATCGTGATTATGACACTGTTCGCCGAAACCTACATAAGATAGTGAAAAAGGGCGAAGACGCAATTGATACTATTTTGACGATTGCAGAATGTGGTGAATCGCCGAGGGCATTTGAAGTTGTTGCACAGATGATCAAAACTGTTGCTGATGTGAATAAAGACCTATTAGATTTGCATGCGAAGAAAAAAGAGTACAACAAAGAAGAAATCAACATAGATCAATCTACAAGTACAAATGTTTTTCTATCCACTTCTGATCTTTTAGATTTGGCAAATCCAGACCGTAGTAAAAATAAGCGTGTTCAAAATGAGGCGATGCGAAAGCAATTAGAAGACAATGACGGATAAGAAAAAAGGATATCTAGGAAATCCTAACCTTAAGTCAGCCGGTGTGCGTATTAGTTACACACAAGAGCAACTTAAGGAATACATGAAGTGTGCGGATGATCCGATTTATTTCATTCGCAACTACATGAAAATTGTTTCTCTTGATAAGGGTCTTGTGCCTTTTAACCTATATGATTATCAAGAGGGCATTGTAAAAACTGTACATGATAATCGTTTCGTTATTGCGAAACTCCCCCGTCAGACCGGCAAGTCAACAACTATTGTAGCATACATTCTTCATTATGTTCTGTTCAATCAGGATATGAATGTTGCTATCCTTGCCAACAAGGCACCGGTTGCGAGAGATATTCTTCATCGTCTAAAACTTGCATACGAATATCTTCCAGACTGGATGCAACAAGGTATTGTTGAATGGAACAAAGGTTCTATTGAATTAGAAAACGGTTCAAAGATTCTTCCATCTTCTACATCTTCATCTGCGGTCCGTGGTGGTTCTTTCAATATGATCTTCCTTGACGAATTTGCATTCGTTCCACCAAACATTGCTGACGAATTCTTCAGTTCTGTTTATCCTACAATTTCATCTGGTCAATCAACCAAGGTTCTCATTGTGTCCACACCGAAGGGCATGAATATGTTCTATCGTTTCTGGACTGATGCTACAAAGGGCAGAAACGAATATGTTCCAATTGAAGTCCACTGGTCACAGGTTCCTGGTCGTGACGAGAAGTGGAAAGAAGAAACCATTCGAAACACTTCTCAAGAGCAGTTTGATGCGGAATTTAATTGTGAGTTCTTGGGCAGTACAGACACACTATTCAGTGCCCAAAAACTTCGAACACTTACATTTGAGGATCCAATTCGAAGACAAGAAGATGGATTGAGTATATACGAAAATCCAAAAGAAGGCCATACTTATCTTATGTCCGTAGATGTTTCTAGAGGTGTTGGTAAAGACTATCATGCATTTACGGTAATTGATGTTACCGAATTGCCATATAAAGTTGTTGCTGCATTCAGAAACAACACTATGTCGACCATGGTTTTACCTACAGTCGTGCATGGTGTTTGTAAAACATATAATGATGCATGGTGTTTGATTGAAATCAATGATATCGGACAACAAGTCTCCGATATTCTACATAATGAATATGAATACGAAGGTCTTCTGGCCGTTTCGTTACGCGGCCGCAAAGGACAGGTTCTCGACGGTGGTTTCGGACAGGGTTCGTCATATTTTGGTCTTCGAACAACATCCCCAACCAAGAAGATTGGTTGCTCGATGCTAAAATCACTTGTCGAAAATGACAAGTTGATATTGAATGATTTTGATCTGATCAGTGAAGCAACAACCTTTGTCAGTAAACGAGATACATATGAGGCAGATGATGGTCACCATGATGATCTGATTATGTCTATGGTACTCAATGCGTGGGTCATGAGTCAGCCTTATTTTAAGGAAATGCTCAATATTGATTTCCGTAAGAGACTCTACAGTGAGAAAATTGATAAACTAGAAGATGATTTAATGCCATTCATGATGACAAATACCGATGAAGATCGTTTTGTCGATTCGGATGGAACAATGTGGGAGACTGTTGATAATAATGATGATTTTGGAAACCTTAACTATGGTGTGTGGTAATAAAAAGGCTATATACTAGAGAATCATATTGAATAGTATTACAATAAGGAGAGACTCTAATGGGATTCCAAATTAGTCCAGGTGTACAAATCAGAGAAATTGATCTAACAACGATCGTCCCTGCCATCGCTTCTACATCAGCAGGCATGGCGGGTGTTTTCCGTTGGGGTCCATGCCATACTCGCGTTTTGGTTGACTCAGAAAATACACTAAGAGAAACATTCGGCAAGCCAGATAACGATACTGCATCATTCTTCTTTACAGCAGCAAACTTCCTTGGTTACGGAAACAATTTGCAGGTGGTCCGAGTAATTGGTTCAGGAGCAGTAAACGCTACACCAGAAGGTATCGCTGCATTTACAATCGAAAATGAAGAAGACTACGAAGCATTAGCAAATCAATCCGACCTAGAAACTGCCGCGTTCATTGCGAAGTATCCAGGTGTTCTAGGAAACAGTCTTGCAGTATATGTACAGGACGGTTCTGGTGAGCATACATTTGCTATTACTGGTTCTGCGGCCGCAGGTGCAACAACAGTCGTTGTTGAAGAACCAAATAAGGCAGCAGGTCGAATCTATGTCGAAGATGGTGACTTCCTAGAAATTGATTACGGATCACCAATTGGTTCATCTGTATACACAATTTCAACTGATAACCGTGGTACTACATGGGCAGCAGGTAAAACAGGAAGCATCAGCATTGATGAACCAATCAGCCGTGCGTTGAGTGGTGGTGAAACTGCTACAGTAAAACATCGTTTCTCTCGCATCTTCTCTAAGGCGGCAACTACAACATCTTCTGTAGATGCCCTCGGCGGAAGTAATGATGAGATTCACATTGCAGTTGTGGATAAGAATGGTCTATGGACAGGCATCCGTAACTCAGTACTTGAAACATTCGAATCAGTTTCTAAATCACCGAACGCTGTTCGTGCCAACGGTGAGAACATTTACTACCAAAATGTCGTGAACCGTCAGTCACAGTATATCTGGGCGGGTGTTTCCGGGGCACACCTTTCATCACAAGCAAACGGCGACAACACAACAACCTATAGCACACTGACAACTACTAAAGGTAACACTTATGCAAGTGGTTGGGGTGGTACAGGTGATGCAGGACAAGCATATTATGCTGTTCTTGCTGGCGGTGCTGATGGTGTTCTTGCGACCAATGCAGCAGAATTGTGGGATCGTGGATACTCACTATTCGAAGATGCAGAGAGTGTTGATGTTTCGTTGATCCTTGGTGGTCCATCAAACTCAACTACTCAGAAACTAATCATTGATATGTGTGATAAGCGTAAGGATTGTATTGCATTCCTTTCCCCTGTTTCAGACACATACGGTTCTGAGTATACAATCGTCAAAGACAAGACACTCAATGAACAGACTAAAGATGTTGTTGCTTTCCGCAATACAACTCTGAACAAGTCCAGTTCTTATGCAGTACTTGACAGTGGTTACAAGTATATGTACGACCGTTACAATGATGTATATCGTCATGTTCCATTGAACGGTGACATTGCTGGTCTTTGTGCAAGAACCGAACAGGATGCCGAAGCATGGTACTCACCTGCTGGTTTCAACCGTGGTCAGATTCGTGGCGTAGTCAAGTTGCCATTCAATCCTAAGCAGACACATCGAGATGATCTGTACAAGAATGAAGTAAACCCGGTCGTTGCATTCCCAGGTGAAGGTGTAATCCTCTATGGTGATAAGACACTACAGAGTAAACCAAGTGCATTTGATAGAATCAATGTTCGTAGACTGTTCATTATTCTTGAGAAGGCAATCGCAACCGCGGCGAAGTTCTCACTGTTTGAATTCAATGATGAATTTACCCGCAATCAGTTCCGCAACCTGATCATTCCATTCTTGCGTGATGTTCAGTCACGCCGAGGAATCTTTGACTTCAAGGTTGTCTGTGATGCAAGTAACAACCCAGATTCAGTTGTGAATCGCAATGAGTTTGTTGCTGATATCTACATCAAACCAACCCGTTCTATCAACTTCATCCAGTTGAATTTCATCGCAACTGCAAATGGTGTTGATTTCAATGAGGTCGGTGCATAACAAAAACTCCCATCTGCAACGGTCTAACGGCCGTTACAGATTTTTGAAGAAGTAAATTTGAGAGTCCCATCATAGAGGAGCATCCAGAATGAGTATTGATAGATTTAAGGCTGCGATCGTTGGTGGTGGTGTACGACCATCACTATTCCGTGTCCGTGGCAAAATTGGTCCGGAAAGCGAGTCATCCAATCAAGAGTTTCTAATTAAGGCTGCATCTTTGCCAGCATCGACAATTGGACTTATCGAGTTTCCATACAAGGGTCGTAAGATCAAAGTACCGGGCGACCGTAGTTTCGAAGCATGGACAATTACTGTCATTGCTGATGGTGACATGGAGATTCGTAAGAAATTCGAATCATGGTCATCAGCGATTAACAACTACGCAACCAACCGTCCTGGTGTTGATGATCAATCATTCACTCCAAGTGGCGCGAACAATATTTACCAGGACTGGATTGTCGAACAACTAGATCGCAACGACAATGTTATCCATTCGTATAAATTCGAAGAATGCTGGCCAGCATCCATTTCATCTATTGAACTTCAATGGGATACACCCGACACATATGCAGAATTTACAGTTGAAATGCAATACCAGAACTTCATCCCGGAGCATATTAGAGCAAACTAATATCCTCTAAAGGAACTAATCATTATGGCTATTGATTTTTTTGGTTTTTCATTTGGTAACAAATCTGGTAAGGGCCCGCCCGGACCAGAAGTTATCTCGTCTGGAACAAGTACTTCTTCAAAATCATTTGTTCCACCTGATGAAGATGATGGCGCAAGGTTAGTTACTGAGGTCGGTGGTTTCTATGGAACCATGATTGATCTTGAAGGTAACTACAAAAGTGATGCTTCTCTTATCGATCAGTACAGAACTATGGCAATGCATGCTGAAGTTGAAATGGTGATTGATGATATCACAAATGAAGCAATTGTTCGTGGATTGAATGAACCTATTGTAGAGTTGAATCTGGCAAACTGTAACATTTCAGAATCAATCAAGAAAAAGATTGAGGAAGAATTCAAGCATGTTCTACGGATCCTAAACTTCAATATCAGAGGCCATGATATCTTCAGAAAATGGTACATCGATAGTAGACTCTACTACCATATCATTCCATATGATGGCAATGGATCAAAGGGTATCAAAGAAATAAGACCTATTGATCCTACTAAGATTCAGAAAATCAGAAACATCACGAAAAAGAAAGACCCTAATAGTGGCATTGATATCATCGACAAGGTAGAGGAGTTTTTCTTCTATACTGACAAATTTGCTACAAGCATGCAGAATTCTATTCCGTATGAACAAAACGGTCAAGAGGGTGTAAAGATTGACCCCAATGCAATTTGTTATGTGCCTTCTGGATTATTCAATCACACTTCTCGTAGAGTATTCGGTTACTTACATAAAGCAGTTAAACCACTTAACCAACTTCGAATGATCGAAGATGCTGTAGTGATTTATCGAATCTCTCGGGCACCGGAACGACGAGTATTCTATATTGATGTTGGATCTCTGCCAAAGAATAAGGCAGAACAATATCTCCGTGATATGATGAATCGTTATCGTAACAAGTTGGTTTATGATGCAGCGACGGGTGAAGTCCGTGATGACCGTAAACACATGAACATGCTCGAAGACTTCTGGTTGCCAAGAAAAGAAGGTGGCCGAGGAACCGAAATCGACACACTACAAGGTGGCGAAAACTTGGGCGAAATGGACGATGTTGAATACTTCAAGAAAAAGTTGTATCAGGCATTGAATGTTCCTACATCGCGTTTGGAAGCAGAAAACGGTTTCAACATGGGCCGATCATCTGAAATCACTAGAGATGAATTGAAGTTTCACAAATTCATTCAACGCCTGCAACTGAAGTTCTCAGAGTTGTTCTTGCATCTTCTGAAGACTCAACTGATTCTAAAGTCCATCATCAAAGAAGATGACTGGAACAAAGACATTCTGCATGATATTGAAATTGTATTCAACAAGGACTCATACTTCACCGAACTAAAAGAGAATGAGATTCTAAAAGAACGAATCGAATTGCTACGCGATATGGATGAATATGTTGGTAAGTACTATTCTGTCGATACTGTTCGGCGAAACATCCTTAAGCAATCTGAAGAAGATATCCGTAAAGAAGACAAACAAATGAAGAAAGAAGAAGGTGCCGGTCTTTACGATGATGAAGATTCTGAGGAAGATAACAATTTTGGCAATTCTGATCAATAATAGGCATAGATATAGATGAACAATAAACATATTTGGAGAATACCATGCAAACAGCAGAAAGCAAACTAGTAGAGTGCATCGTCACAAAGAATACTGTTGATGCCAAGGACCTATTTGAAGAAATCATGCTTGATCGAGTGCGTGATATTGTCGAAGTAACTCGTTTTGAAGTACTTGAAAAACACTTCAACATGAATGAAAAGAAAATGGATCCCGTTGGCCAAGAAGATGATGATGTAGACAACGATGGCGATTCGGATGAATCTGATGAATATCTGAAAAACCGTCGTGAAAAGATTGCCAAGTCCATGAAAAAGGATGACTGATGAAATATATCAATGAAGCACCTAGATTTAGTAGTAAACTAACGGCCAAAAATGGCCCGTTTACTTTGGTTGCTATTAAGGGTTCCAAGGTCGTCGGACAAATTCGTGACATTGCTCACGGTGAAATTGGCGATGCCATTGTCTACATGAAGGAAACGAATCCTGGGGCAAAGATTTC